ATCAAACAATAATTTACCAGATAAACCAATAGCATCTTTAATTAAAATGCTTCCACTTATTACCGGCAAAAATAATGAATCGTATAAATTTATTTCTTCAAATATTTTTGTAATATCAATTGAGCCGCCCTTGACAACCAAGGTCAGTTCTCGTATTTCAAATTGCGTTGATTTTTTTACTTCTAAGGTCATTGTTTAATAATCTTTTTAAATTCTTTTTCAATTGCAGGAATAAACTCTGCTTTAATTAAATTTATTTCACGCTTAGATTCATTTAGGTTTGTTTCATATGTATAGTATGATTGTGTTTCTTTTGTTGTTCTAATAGTAACAACTTCGCCTGCTTGTGTTGTTTTAGAAACAGAAGTTACTCCAACATTGGCATAGGTATTGGCATCCAAAGTAATTTTTTCTGTTGTAATTGTACCATCATTTGCGGTGGTTGTAATTACTTTAAAATAGCTTTGAACATTGTTTTCACTCAAAGCCCAAGCCAAACCGGATTGGACAGTAGTATTTGCTGCTCCATTTGCCGTGTATTTTTTATCAATGTATGTTATAAGTTGACTGGATTCAAATGGCCAATCAAATTGTGGGTCTATGATATCATTAAATAATAGAACAACCCATTGTCTTTCAACACTACCATAAAACTTATAAGCAATTATTTCTGGCGTATCAGAATCTTTAATGTTATATTTGTAGAAAGCTGATGAATTTTCTTTAAGCTTATTTTCAAAAGCAAACCTAGCAATAATGTTGGTTACACTATCTAATCCTGTGGTAGAATTATTTGATGTGTAAAGTGTTTTTGGAAAGTAATTAAAATATTTTGCCATATTTTATTAAGCACCAATAATGTCCGAAATTTGTCCGCTGTTTCCTCCAAAACTTGTTCCGCTTCCTGCGCCTTGTTTATCTGGTTTGCCAGGATTAGGACTAGAATCAGCCAAATCAGTTTTAGTGAGAATAACAACTTCTTGGAATTGGAGTGTTATCTGAATTGCGACCGGCATACCGGTACGACCTAGTGCTGGAGCATTTTCTCCTGGTATTTCATAAGCAGTAAAACCATTTGGTGCATAGTTTACTTGAATGCCTTTAAGTATGCATGTACCAACAGTTGGGATATTTGGATTTTGAGCGCCATTATAATAAAACTGAATATCAAATTCTGATGGTGGTACTAAAAATCCTCCAGAATCTTTTAATATTTCTGGTGCTTGATGAAATGTAAATTTTTTAATAATCTTTTGAACTTCTAAAGCTTCTCGTTCATCTCTTGGATAAAAAGTAAAATCAAATTGAAAATCTCTAAAGGCTGGAGATTTATAAACCATTTCTAACATTGGATTTTCAACACGACCAGTTGCTGCAAGAATAGCTTGTGCAGTTTGTTTTTGGCCAAGAGCATCGCCAATAGCAGTAACTCCTTTTTGTTTAACAATTTCTCCACCACTTTTTAATAGTGACGATCCTAAAGCTGAAGCATCTCCAGTTTTTTGATATGCTTCAAGGGCTGATTTACCCGCAGCCAATGCTTGCCCAGCTAATTCAGAACCTAATGATAGTTGGTCATAATTTTGTGTATATGAATACTGTAAAGTATCTGGCATATACAAAGCAATTGAATCTGTGGTTAAAACTGTTGTTCTTAAAAATTCTAAATTTGAACCACTAATTTTTTTAATTGATGTTTGTATTTGATCCTCAGTTGCTTGTGAATTTCCACCAAAAGTAACTGAAGTAGAACCAAACACATTATTGATTCCGCCAACCACATTTCCTGCAACTTTACTAAATGCTCCTGCGATACCGCCTTGGCCTGATATTCCATTTAATTTATCAAGAACATCTGAAGCAAAACCAGATTTAGCCTGACTGACAGCATCTTTTGCTTTTTGAATACTGCCCATTATTTGAGCTTTACCTGCGGCTACTTGGTCTTTTGTAGCGCTCTCTAAAGCATTTTTACTGGCGGCTGCTCCAGCAACATTTCCAAAAGATGTCTTTTTTTGTTTTCGTATGTAAAAAACAAGATAATGAGCTTTATCCGTTTGACCTAAATCAATTGGATATCGCAAACGAGTTTTTTCAAATTGATTTTTTTCTAATGCAGCCAACGGCCCTTTTGACCTGTCACCATTGCTTTTATCAAAAACTATGTTGCCGAAACCAAATAAAGACATGTTCAATCCTTTGAAGTGAGATAGATAGTATTTATGTCATATAAAGGATGGTTTAAGCCAAAAAACCCAAACAAATACAAAGGCGATGCCAACAACATCGTCTATCGGTCGTCATGGGAATTGCGTGTGATGAAATATTTAGATGACCATCCAAGTGTTCTGTGGTGGGTCTCCGAAGAGCTGCCAATTCCATATCGGTCACCAATAGACCAAAAGGTACATCGTTATTTTCCTGACTTTATTGTTCGTCTAAAACAGGCAGACAATAAAGAAATTACTGTGGTTCTGGAGGTAAAACCATACAAACAAACTCAAAAACCAACACAGAAACGCCAAACAAAAAGATTCATCCAAGAAGCTATGACTTATGCCGTTAACCAAGAAAAGTGGCGAGCAGCTGACTTATTCTGTAAAGAGCATGGATGGCAGTTTAAAATAATTACTGAAAAAGAACTTGGACTTTGAGATAAATACAAGATGGCGTATTTACTAGACAGAATTAAAGAATCGTTGGCCAAGGAGGGTTACACTCCTAGGTCTTCGGCCGCACGCCAATGGTTGAAAGCAAAGGTCGGTGAATTAAGACCTACTCCTGCGGCTTTGATGCGAGATAGAGAACGCCTAAAAGACAAATCTATTATAGGTAAGATGTATTTCTTTTTTTATGATCCAAAAACTAAGGATTCGTTGCCATATTACGACAGGTTCCCATTGGTTATACCAATTGAACGATACTCAGACGGTTTCTTAGGGTTGAATTTACATTACATTCACCCAAAGCAACGAATTATCCTTTTAGATAAACTAAGTGATACAGCTACCAATAGACGATTTGACGAAAAAACAAAATTGCGTTTGAGTTATCAATACTTGTCAACGGCTTCAACAGCGTTTCAAGCCATGCCATGCATCAAGAGGTATTTGTTTAGTCATCTCACCTCACGATTTTTAGAGATACCTGCTGATGAATGGGACATAGCGGCTCTTTTGCCGGTTGAACAATTTGAAAAAGCAAGCACAAGTAAAGTTTACGCAGAATCACGAAAGAGATTTTAAATGTCATTTTCACCAAATTTATTTTTATCAAACATCCGAGGAAAAGACGGACTGGCAAAGCCATCTCGTTTTGAGGTAATATTGCCTATTCCTCCATACATTGGCCAGTTTGTGGGCAACTCAATCATTGAAAAGATATTGAACTTTCCTAACTCTGTCTTTACAGATGTTTCGGATGCGATTGGAAGCGCTTTTGGACGACAAGGAGAAAGAGATGAACAAGCACGCTCATCTAACCCTTCAGTTACTCGTTATCTAGCTCTCCAATGTGAATCAGCAGAATTGCCGGGTAAAACACTTCAAACTGCCGATGTAAAAATATATGGACCAACTTTTAAAGTGCCGTATCAAACACAATATACCGATACCACTTTAACTTTCTTATGTACCAATGATTTCTTTGAGCGTAAACTTTTTGACCGTTGGATGGAAGCAATTCATCCATCTGATACAAATAATCTGAGATTTCCAAAAAGTCAATCATCACGCTATATGATTAATATTCAAATTATACAGTATGATGAGTTTATTAAAAAGATTTATGTAGTTGAACTAATTGATGCTTTTCCGATTGGAATAGCACCGCAAACATTGAGTTGGAGTGAAGATGGTTTTCATCGGCTTTCTGTTCAGTTTGCATATCAAAAGTATCGTCCAGTTTACCAAGGAGGATACGATTTAGCTGCAGCCGGTACAGCATTACTTGGATCTGCAGCTTCAAGATTGTTGCCATTTGGAAAAGCAACAACAAATTTACCATTTAAATTTTGAATTTAATTACTAAAGCGAGGTTACTATGTTACCAAAATTAGATGTTCCTATCCACGAATTAAAACTGGTGTCCACTGGCAAAACAATTCGTTTTCGGCCATTTCTTGTTAAAGAGCAGAAGTTGTTTTTAATGGCTTCAGAATCAAGTGAATCAAAAGAGGTTGTAAATGTAATTCGTCAAGTATTAAAGAATTGTGTGCTTGACGAAATTGACATTGACCAATTGCCTACTTTTGATTTAGAGTATTTGTTTTTAAACCTACGGGCTCGCTCGGTAGAAGAAGTTGTTGAGTTGCGTTATAAATGCAATAATACAACTAAAACAGAAACTGGCGAAGATAAAAAGTGTGACGGCAAAGTAGATTTTAAAATAAATCTTTTAGAGCTAGAGCCAAAAAAAGAAGAAAACCACATCAATAAAGTCCAAATTACTGAGAACTTAGGCGTGTGTTTAAAATATCCTACTTTTGACATGATTCAACGATATGAAAATCTTGATGAAAATGAAGTAATGTCCAAAGTGTTGGCTGATTGCATTGACTATGTTTACGATAAAGAACAAATCTATTATGCCAAAGATTCTACACGAGAAGAACTAGAAGAATTTATTGATAGCATGCAACAAAAAGATTTAGAAAAAATTAAACAATTCTTTGATACAATGCCTGAAGTTAAAAAGGATGTTCATTTCAAATGTCCAAAATGTGAATATGAAGAAGATATTACCATAAAGGGCATGCAAAGTTTTTTCGTCTAATATTTCGTTATGATACATTGAGAAACTATTATGAAACGAATTTTGCTTTAATGCAACATCACAAATATAGTTTGTCAGAATTGGAAAACATGATGCCGTGGGAAAGAAGCATTTATGTTAGTTTGTTAATTAAATACTTACAAGAAGAAAAAGAACGGATAGAGTTACAGAAACAAAGCAAAAAACGATAATGGCAAAAAAAATAAACGAGTTCTCTATTCTTCAACCTTTAGCTAAAGAACTAGGCTATAAAAATGCTGACGAACTAAAAGAAGCTTTAGGTAAAGAAGAAGTTGGCCGTGGCACCAGAGGAGCAATGGGTAACATTGGTGGTGCCGGCGGTGCGGGAACTGGTTTTCTTGGAGGCCGTGAAGTTGGTTCTGGTTTTGGTGTTGGAATTAAAAAACGCTTAGCTGCAGGTCAAGGATTAGGTCAGGCTGTTTCTGGAGGATTTGGTGAATTTAAAGAAACCCTTTCTCTTGGAAATATCAAAAAAAGAGCATTAGAAAAAACATTTGGTGGCCCAGGCTTTCTTTCTTCGTATGCTCGTGGTCAATTAAGAAAAAAATATGCTGGTGAAAAATCTCCAACAAAAGAAGGAGATGATAAAGAAACAACTACCGGAAAAAAAGATGTAGGCGGAAGTTCATCTGCATATCTTGGGATTTTAGCAAAGAGCTCTTTAGTTTTGCCTGGTATGGCAAGAGATACAAATGTTCTTCGCCAAAATTTACAAAAGCTCGTTAAAATATTTGCTGGTCCACAAGAAAAAGGAAAAAAAGCTTACGCAACAAAATCTGATGCTTCAGGTCAAATTTTAAATGACTCTGAAAGAGAAAGAAAAAAAGATGAAGATTTTTTTGCGGCCGAAGATAAAAAAGAATCTGAGCAAGAGGCAGCAAGAAAAACAGAAAAACCTACCGAAGTAAAAGTTGAAGCAGAAAAGAAAGATGAAGGTGGAAGTTTTTTACAAAATATCCTTGGGTTTTTAAAAAACGGTTTACTTCAAGCATTCAAATTAATATTTAACCCTAAGAATTTTCTTAAAATTTTAGGCAGAGTATTTGTTATAGGAACACTTGTCGTTTCTTTATTTAAAGGCATTACAGCTGCTTGGGACAAATGGAAAGAAAGTGGTTCTATTAAAGAAGCATTGATTTCTGGTCTTGGTGCAATTGTTGATTTTTTAACTTTTGGATTTTTTGGTGAAGATAGTGTTAAGAAAATATTTGATGGAGTTTCATCATTTTTAGAACCTCTTATTGATGGTGTTAAAGGAATATACTACACAGTAAAAGATTGGATGATTAATAATATTGGCATACCTAAAATGAAAGTTTTGGGAGTTACTGTTGGCCCTTATTATCCATTTAAATCAAATCCAAAAAGTGAAGAACCTGAATTTACAGACCGACCAATAAAAGCAAAAGAAGATAAAGATTTACAAAAATCTGAAGCTAAAGTGCCATCTGGTTCAGGTGCTGGCGATGAAGGAGGAAAATCTCCCTCTAAAGATAATCAACCAAAAGCTTTAATGACTGCTAGTGGTGAACAAATAACATTACCTTCTGGAGCTTTATTTGATAGTGAAAGTGGTTCTTTAGTTTATAAAGGAATTGCAATTCCTGCTTCTAAAATTGGAAGTCAAGAAGAATTAGATAAAGTGGTCCAAGCAATTGATAATAAAACTGTGGTTGAATACCAAGGAAAAGATTCTAGTGGATCTCCAGTAACAAAAACAATTAATGGTGCAACAGGAGAAATAAGTGTTACAGCACCAAAACAATCTCCAACTCCAGCTGCTGCATCTCCTGCGGGCGCTCCTGCGGGTGGCGGTAGTGTTGGTGGTGGTAGCGGAGAAGTTTCTGCTTCTTCTAGTGGCCAATCATCAGCGCCACCATCTGAATTATCGGTAACACCACCTGAATCTGGTTCTGAATTATCAGACGCTTCAACACAAATCGCAGAAGCTCAAAGAATGGAATCAGCTGCTGATGTAGGTTCTTCAATTGACACCTCATCAACAAATAATACTTCAGGATCAACCGGTAAACAACAAACAAAAATTGCTGATGTATATGATACCGAATTTGCTAACTTATACTCAATGGCATAATGGCAGAAGAACAAAAAGACGAATCAAAAGAGCAACTAGCTAAATCTTTGGCATTTTTAAAGGTAGGTGCTAAGAATTTCTTACATCTAAAAGGAATAGCTCGTGATTTAAATGTTGCTAGTCAAAATATACAACGCCTTTTAAAAGCTGTTGGTGGAGAGCCACGAAAGAGTGGTCAGACCGACATGCACATTCTTTCTCCTGATGAAATTGATAGAAAATTAGCAGTTGATGTAGCAAAAGCAACTGTTGTTCCAAAAGAAACGGCAGAAGAAAAAAAGCCATCTCTTGTTGGTAAAGCATTTGATAGATTTAAAAAAAGCAAGTTTGTGGATAAATTCAAAAAAAGTAAAGTTGGCCAAAAAACAGCTGGAGTTGGAAGTAAACTAGGAATGTTTGCTAAAATTTTTAATCCAGCTAATATAATGATATTACTTGGAGGTTATGCTATCATAGCCACTTTAGTAGATATATTTTGGGAAAGTTTAGTTTCGGCTTGGGACAGTTTTACTGAATCTGTGTCAAATATTTTTGGATCCATAAAAGAAGCAGCCAATAATATCTTAGATTCAATTTCAAATCTTTTCAGTAAAGAAACATTTGACGAAATTTTATCAAATGTAGCAGATTTTTTTAAACCTTTAACTGATGTATATGCAAAAGTTTATGGTAAAATCTATGATTTTGTTACAGAAAAAATAGATGACATTAAAATGTTTTTTGGAATTCCAATTGAACCAAAAAAAGAAAAGATACCAGGTGAAGATGAAGTAGATTCTAAAATAAAGAAGAAAGCAAAAGAAGAAAAACCTGTTCAAAAACCAGCTGAAGCTCCAACACCAACTCCGACACCAGCAGCGGCCGCACCTTCACCAGCTCCAACACCAGCAGCACCAGCACCGGCAACAGCGCCACCTCCAGTTGCACCAAGTCCTGCAGGAGAAATAAAAGCACCAGCCGGCGGTTTATCTGGAGTTGCAACACTACAATCTGGTGTTGATGTTTCTGGTTTAAATCCTGATTTTGAAAAAAGAGTGGCTGCTATGGCCGCAGATTTCAAAGCAAAAACAGGAAAATCACTTTTAGTTACCTCTGGTGTTCGCAGTAATGAAAAACAAAAAGAGTTATATGATAAGAAAGTTGCAGAGTTAGGAGGTAACGAAGCAGCTGCAAGAAAATTGGTTGCTGAACCTATGCCGCCTCTTGGTAAAGGTAGAGGAAGTTTCCACCTCAAAGGTCTCGCACTTGATATTAACTCCAAAGGAGCTGCAGGATTAAATGCTCTTGCTGGGCCAAGAAGCTCGCCAACAGGTTGGTTAGAATCATATGGTCTTACACGACCAGTTGCGAATGAAGATTGGCATGTTCAACCATCTGGAAGTGTTCCAACAGCGGACAATCCTGTTAATCCTGGTGCACCAACACTTGTAGCAGATAAGAGTGGTAAACCTATTGAAGTAAATAGTGGTAAAAAAGAAACGATTGGCCCAGCTGCAAGTCCACCATCAACAGGAACACAAGTTGCTTCAGCTTCAACCGATGTTGCGGCCTGCCAAAGACAACAAGCAAAACCATCTGCACCAGTTATTATTAATGCTTCAACAACCAATAATACAAAAGTGCAAAAGAACGAAACGGTTGCAGTTAACAAACCTCAAAATACTGCTGGCATGTTGGCCGCCAGAGCCGCATAAAAAACCCCGCCGAAGCGGGGTCTAGCACTTGCATGGGATTTTTTACTTTGTTTCAGCGAGCGACTTAAAGTAATCTAAGTCCTCATCTTCAACACTAGAGGTATCAAAAGGAACATCTTCTTCCTTCAGAGTATCTAAATTGTCAATTGCTTTAGTTTTAGGTGCTACATTACCTTCAAAACCAAGAACTTTATCCAAACGAGATTTCAATTGCTCATAAGGTTTAAATTGCTTCTTCTCAGAAAACTCTTTTAAACCAAACTCTGATTTCCAAAGTTGTTCAAGTTTCTCATCATCACCTTCAAAGATTGCTGACTTACTAGCAAACTCCGATTTATCATAATTACGATAGCCTTCAACATTACGAATCTTCAATTTGAAGTTAGCGCCTTCCCACATATCAAATGGGTTAACTGGTGTTTCATCAGCAAACTCAGGATTCATTGCTTCTGTAATCTTATCAAAAATCTTCTTACCGAATTTAAATAATTTTACTTGGCCTTCGTTAGCAGGATTACTTGGGTCAGAAATAACCAAAATATTAGCAACATAAGATAGTTTACGCTTTTGCTTTCTTGCGATATCTTTGTTTGCTTCAATGCCAGAATTCCATAATGTATTGTTATGCTCACAAACTGGACATTTTTCATTAATTGTTGTTAAGCAATTATCAATGAACCAACCACCAGGTCCTTGGAAACCGTGTGAGAAAACACGAACCCATGGAAGAGCATCGTCACCATCAGCCGCTGGTGCTGGTAGAAAACGAATGACTGCCATGCCATTGCCTGCTTTATCTACTTCTGGTTGCCAAAAACGAGTATCATCTTTAGAACCAGCTTCAGCAGGTTGTGATGTTGCTTCAATTGCTTTTGTGAGTTTAGCGAGGTCAGAACGGCCACGCTTTAGGTTTGCAAAACTACTCATAGTATTTCCTTTCGTATAAACGGAGTATTAACGGTATATAAACGACTTATTCACACAAACATAGTATATCATTTATTTAGTAGCGTGTCAAGCGTTTTTATAGTTTCTTTTACATCTTTGTGAAGTATGCCTACACCACCTGCTTTGTTCCATGCCGTAATGACATCAGGTGTATCATCAATAATTATTGAGCTAGGATTTGCCCAATCTTTTTTATGCCTACGACCAGGTACAACATTGGCTTTATAATTAATTCCATGTTTTCTTAACCATCTAATTTTTTGGACAGTTACTTCACCATGAAACTTCTCGCCGCCAGATGAAGATAGTATTTCTACATGGATATTTGGATGTTTGCGAATGTATGCTAACAACTCTTTGCCACCAGGAAACCATTCTAACTCCTCAAAAGCTTTTTGGTTTAATATGAAATCTTCCCAATCTTTTGACCAAGTTTTTCGGTCTCTTTTGGCCAACGATAAGAATCCATATAATTCTGTAAACTTCTTTTCAAAATCACACAGAACTCCATCCATGTCTAGGTATATCGTTTTAATCATTATATAATCTTTTTAAGTATCAATTTATATTTTACTACATCTTTGGGTAAAAAGTGGGCATATTTCGTTAGCTTCTTTTGGTATTCTGGCCAACGAATTGTGTCGGTGATTTTTTTGTTCCACATAGGCAAGAAACCTAGTATTTGGGCTAACAGGCAAAGAGTTTCAACATGAATCTCCTTACGCAAAGCTTTCTTTAACAGTATAGGATATTCACCATCAACCACTCGTATTACATCATTCGGATCTTTACAATCTTCAAAAATAACTTTACAATCATTCTCAAAAATATACGACAACGATTGGATAATCTTTTGATGCTTGCGAAAATTCACTTCCGCATCTTCTGTCAATAAATCACCAACCCAAACATTTTCATTTTCTACAAAGTTAGCAACCAGAAAAGAAACCAAATCGTCTTTCTGTGTTACCTTACGGGCTAACTTATAAAAGTGGTATTTGTCCTTGCGATTCTCAAAGACCAATTTTGATGTGTTTGTCTTGCCGTTATACTTAAAGAAATCATATGTTTGTTGGTTGAAATGTAATTTGAGCGATTGATACAAACTAAACGCTTCATAACCATCAATCATATTGGTAATCGTGATCCTTTTTCTTTCAGTAAATTTAAATCCATTGCATCAGCCGTCAACTTAGATTTTAAATTAGCATTCACCAAAGTGGCAGCTACTTCAATTTCTAATCCAGTTTGTTTACAGTATTCAACAATAGCTTCAATGTAATTGTAATCTGTATTTGCCACTAGACCATCAATTGCTCTAGCAAATTTTGCCATCTCGTCTTTTGTAGGCATTATCTGTCCGAGCTCTCACTATGTTCTGCTTGTCTAGGAAATGGCCAATTAAGTTTTTGAATCTCCGAGAAATCAAACTTTGGTGTTTCAAATTCTTCGGTGTGCCACTCTGGTGGTTCTTCGTCAGTAACAAAATCTAAATGGCCAGAGAAATGAAATCCACAACCTTTTAAGAACATCTCAAATTCGTTAATAATACCATCTAAGGATTCACCATTGAATTCAACTGTTTTCTTTGAAACAATGCCATCGCTAAATGGCATTGGTTCATCTTCACATATAAAAGTAAATCTTGACATAATATAAATTCCTTAATTATTTTTTAACTGCTTGTTGTGCTACATTGTGTGATTGCGCTGAAGCAGCAAACGCAATACAAATTAAATCCGTGCTCTGAACATACGAGCAACGAACCGAAATTGGATCAATTCCTTTTTTAATGGCTTCATCCATGTTTGCAGCCATGAGTGACCTATCGTGAATATTAAACCAAGCAATTGAAATGATTGTGGCTAATACTAATGTAGAAACACAAATGACGATTGTTTTGAAATCGTTTATTTTATCTGTAATCATATTGACTTTAAATCCTTCCTGTTATAAAAAATGTGCCGACCAATGACGGTCAATCTTTCCATATTTCGCCATTGAGGATTAACATAATCGGCATGGTAAAATAAGGCACCCTTAGATGGATCTTCCATCTTTTCGTGATTTACATATACATAAACTGCAAGTTCACGAATACTATTATATAACGAATTGTTTGTGTTTGTCAAGACCTTACTGGTAGATATTGCCTTTGGTCGTTCTTCGCACCACCAAGAAAACTGGCAAATGTTCTGAATTTTTTGTTTGACTACGCCACAAATGTCATTTTCAAATCTACCGCTTTTAACACGATTGATGGTGACAAATGCTACGGCAATTTTACCAACTTCTGGTTCTTGCCCAGCTTCAAAGTAAATGTTTTCTGCTAGACACTCAATCTGTTTCTTGGCATCTGAGCTCATAATATTGTAATTTGCTTTATAAGGCATAGACCGCAAATTGTTTACTGAAGCTACTGCTGTTACTGTTATACTCGCAACCAGTATCATTGTAAATAAAACAATAGTTTTTTTCAAAATTTCTCCTTTGTGTGTGTTAAACGGCCAAGAAAAACCGGCCGTCTAAACCCTCATCAGACAGATTTTTTTGTTGTTTTTGTATCTGTGGTTATATTAGAAACGAAATTATTCAAAGTCGCTGCTTTGTTAATAACTTCTTGTTCGGAGGGGAATGGTGGGTAACCTGGATGTTTCGGTGGTTCCTCACCTTTGATTTTGGCCGTTTCACAATCTGTGGACCATTGATTTGATATTGCTTCACGCTTACCGAAATAATCATCAGAAAGCATATCTCTCGCCATTTTTAAAAGCTCGAGCCGTATTTCAAAAGGTGTCATATTTGACATAATAATTCTCCTGTGTGTTAATGTGTGTTATCGGCTTTGTGTGTGATGCCGATAATCTATTTAGTAATTTTTTACCATGACCATGATACGCATGAGTATCTTATCCCGTTTATTACTGGATCAACCCTATGTGGATAAAGAAAACACGATGGAAATACAATAGCAGAACCTTTAGCCATTGGTATGTGTTCATCTCCCCACATTACGAATTCTCCGCCCGTATATTCATCATTGAGAGCTGCTAAGAAGGTCATTGTTGGAATGCCTTTGCGTTCTCCATCAAACATGCTATGAATATGGTCACAATGCTCGGCCATCAAACGGCTTTCTTCATAACGATTAAATCTCACTTCACTAAAACCTGACCAACCATTAAACCATGGCAATTGTAATCGTGTTAAATATTCAGAATAGGCATCATGTATTCTTTGCATAATATATGGTTGTGTTGATACGCCACGACCATATGCTATATCTAATTCACGGCTACCGCTTCGTGTATCATAAGACCCATCCACAGGATTGTAAAATGTGTGTTGTTGCCAAGGAGCATTTTCAATCTCATCACAGGTTTGTTTACACACATCATTAGAAATCCATTCTTCAAAAACCATGACATAAGAGCTGACATCACGATCCATACTAAATGTTTTTTGTACCATTATTTAATCCCAAAGGTTTTGATAATATTTACCAAACAAACGAAAGCCGTTTTTCTTTCGTTCTTGGTGTGCCTTTAAGCCTTTCTCATCAACTTTAATTTTACTTATATATTGGCCATCTTTGTCCCATGGGAATTTTTCATCACCACATTCTGAATCGTCAAAGAATTGTGCTTCATCATCATCTTTTAATTCTTGTTCAAATGCCCAAATCATTTCAGCGAGAATCCAATCCCAACGCATGAAGTGTAAACTGTCGGTATCCCATTCATGTTCTTTTGGTTGTGCCATGTAACTACGCAGATATTCTGGCACATCATCATCTTCGGTAAAAGGTGCACCGTGTTTAGTTATATCTAGTTGCTTTAACATCGGCAAAATAATAAGAGCCAAGGTATGATCCATTGACCAAGTATCCCATCGGTCAATTTTTACATATTTGATTGGAGGTTGAATGTAATCTAAAACTACACGGATAACATTACTGATAGGTGCAATTCGGTCAGCCCATTTATCAACCCATTTAGGATGATCCACATAATCTTTATCTTCAATTACACCTTTGTTGCGACCACATTTACTCCAATCAGTCCAGAAAAAGATATGTTCTATGATTGTGTATGGAGAAATCCAATGGTCACGATAATTACTAATCCAAACTTTCATAACTTTTCACCTTGTCAATATTGCGAATATCAGATATTCTTTTTCTTTGTAGCGAATTACCCAACCAACGAAATTTGGTACACAAGGTACACTTACAAACTCGTTTTGATTTTTTTCTTTTGTAATTTGCCATGAATTTGGTGGGTGATTTTATTTTATGGCATCACCCGAGGCCATAAAGAATTACTTCTTCTTTTCTTCTTTTTTCACTTCAGCTTTTGGTGCTTCTTTCTTTGGCTCTTCTTTTTTGGCAGGTGCCTGAGCAAAAGCGGTTACAGCAAAAGTTGCAGCTACGAGAGCG